CCTCTGTTTGAGGAATTAAGCGTTACCGCTTCTGTTATTGTTACTGTTAAATCTGCCATTTTATATTTTTATTGTTATTTTAAAAAATCCTATTTCTATTCTGTATTTTCCTATTCTAAATTTCATTAATATCCTGCTGCTGCATAGGCTTGAGGAATCTCACAAGTCTGAAAGTCGTTTTGTACTAACACTCCTAAATTAAAAACCCATCCACAGCAAAGATTATCAAACCTCTCTTGGAACGGCTCTATTGTAAATTGGTCATCTGTAAAATAAACAGGGTTATTAATATCCCCATTTCTTGATGTTTGAGTTGAATGCCTAAGCATCCCTATAAAGTCTGTTGCTATTTGTAAAGTTTCATTGAATACATCTTGCTCATTTCCTAAAGTCTTGTAAAGTTTACTGAAGTTAGCATTAGCATTATTTAGAGTCCAATTAGCTTTTTCGTCTACCATATCCATAATAAAGATTTGAAAGTTGTAAGTCAAAGTAGAATCACCTGTAGTTACTGATATTGGATTGATATGCAACAAGGCAAACTTGGTATTTTTAGCTAAGTCTATATCCCAAATATCTCCAACACTTGTTGTAAATATCTGTTGATGATTCTCACCCATTTTTAACAGAGTATTGACTACGTTATTATAAGTTTTGTTGTTTACCATTTAATTTTATTTTTTGACTTTCATTTAAGTCTGTTTCATAACTTAGCCAAGTTAAGCATTCTAAAAGCCCTAAGCTAGTTATTCTTTCTAAGTTTACAATCTGCTCATTACAGAGTCTGTGCATTACTCCGAACCAACCCCATTTCTCACTTACACTTTCGCTGACAATTGAGTCTTCATTTCCTTCAGCATCTCCATCAAATACAATGGCAAAATCATGGACAATTTTTTCCCTAAAACAAAAAAAAACCTTAAAGCACTTTGCACCTGTTCTGCTGACATCTTTTTCATTTCTTCTGTCCGCATCCTAATATCTCCATCATAAGCCGCAATAGTATATATATCATTCTTCTTTTCTGTTATTGGTCTATATAGAACTGCCATAACTTCAGGTAGATTTTCTTCTATTCCATTCTTTATAAATGTTTCAATATCAGCATACTCCCCTAAAGTAATATCATCTAAATTCGGATGAAACCCATACTCAATACCATCTATTTCAATTATCTTTTTTAAAGAACTATCTTGCTCTGCTTGTAACTCTGCTATCTTTCCCATTATAACCGCTACATCTCTTAAACTAAGCTGATTGATTAATTGCTTAGGTATGTCTGACATAGCAGCTATTGTTTCTTCTGCTTCCTTCGTCTTACTTCCTGATTCAAATTCAGTTAATTTAAGCCAAGTTTCTAAATTGACATCTGACCAACTGTTTATTAATTTAAACTCCTTTGTCTTGCCTTCCTTCTTAATCTTGATTTTCATAGTGTTCTTGTTATATAATAGAAAAAAACGTTTTTTAGTTTACTCATTAGTTATTGCACAAAATACTTCCCTGCATTTGGATTATCTAAGTGATAGATAATGTTATATCTTATGCCATCAATAGCGTGGTTAAATGAATCGTGATATAATTTTGATCCCTTATCCGCATAGCAATAATTATTCAGCTCTTTAGCTATGTTCGTACTTTCAGGAGTTACTATTAATTCATAGTCTTGCATTCTAGTTATACCACTTTCAATAGTTCCTTTTTTAACAGGTTTTATATTTATTCCTAAATGCTTGAGGTCTGCAATAAGTCTTGGCTCAGAGCTATCTGCAATACAAAGTGTATCTGCTACTTTATCTAAAATGATTGCAGCTAATTCATGACTCTTTAAACCATTACGATAAACTTCTTCTTTTAAATATATCTTTTTGTGTTTCTTGTCAATAGCAATAGAAGTTAAAGAATCAGGGTCTATTGAGAATCCGAAATCAAGACCACAAGAAACTTGTAAGTCATCAGGATTAAATTCTCCTATTGACCAAGACTCAAAAACGACACCCTCTGCCCGTTCTAACCAACCGCCCATAATTTTGTGAGTGTACTTCTTAAAGTTAGTGTGCTTTATGCTCTTAATACGCTCTAAGAAGCTCGTAGAGAGATTATCTTTATTGTCTAGGTATGTACTATGGATATAACATACATTACCTCTAACGCCATTAAAACCACCTTCAACACCTTTGCTTTCAAAGAACCTGTCATAAATCCAATGCTCTTTAGTTACAGGATTCAATATTAATATGACTCTATTCTGTATGCCTTTTTCTCTAATACTAAGGTCTATTGTATCAAAGATGTTTTCATCTATTAATTCTTCAGCCTCATCAAGTACGAAGCAGCTTATTCCCTGTAGTGATTTAAGTGAAGCCGTCTGATTTCCTGCTGAAGTTCTTATACCTCTAAATAAAATGTCTGATTGATTGCTTGTGTTTAATACTTCAGCTTTGTTAATACTAAAGACATCTTCAAATCCTAATAGCCCTATCTTTTCTAAGAACTCAGGAATAATAGATAAGTGAGCTGATGTCATAGTGTATCTTGTAAAGAGTATTCTAATACCCTTTGTCATAGTTAGTAAAGTTAGAAAGACTGTTGCTGCATAAGACTTGCCTGATCCTCTACCGCCTGTGATTATGAAGTAACGACAGTCAGATTCAAATAAAGGATTGTATTTTTTATTCAGTATCAGTTTCAACAAATGTTATAACAGGCATATTAATAGCCTTGTCGCCTGAAGTTATATCTACTCTATTTGTTTCATTCCATCCAAGTCGTGTCTTAGCTGCATGTATTACAACTGAAGGTACTTTATCTTTTACACATTCATAATACTTAGACTTAATAAAGTCATTCTCAATGTTTTGCACTTCTGATACTGCTTTAGCAAATTCTTCATCTTCTTGAAGCCACTTATAGAAGTTTGTTCTACTTAAGTCAGTTGCTTTTAATGCAGTTGTTATTACTCCTAGACTTGACTCTAATGCTTTGAGTATTCTCTCTTTGTTGATTTGTGTTCTATTTTGTTCCATTTTTAATTGCTTTAAGTCCTGTAAATTGTTCCCATCTTTCTATAATTACACTACAAAAGACAGGGTCTATTTCCATACAGTAACAGTTCTTCTTTATTTTTTCGCAGGCAATTATAGTGCTTCCGTTACCACCAAAAACATCTAAAATAGTCTTGTTGCTAAATGCTTCAAGCAGTTGTATCATTAAGTCAATAGGCTTATTGCCTCTACCTGCTGTTAAGTCTTTCTTTGCTTCTATTACGCTTCTGATTCTATCAATATCTTCAATACTGTTTTTACGATTAAAGAAGAACTTGTTTTTTCCGTAAATATGAGTGGTGGTATGAAATATCAAAGGCTTTGCAAGATTAGGTCCTAAGTGTGGAATTGCTCTTTTCCATATAACATCATATCTAAATTTTAAATATGTAGATAAGTCTTTATATAATTCCATTAAAGAGCTAATTGCTGTCATCAATAAAACATTCCCGTTTTTTATTTTTTCACAAGCATTTTGAATAGCTGTTAATTGTTCTTTATTTTCCATTTGATAAGGCGGGTCTATAAACAAACAGTCAATTTCTTTGTCTGCAATTAAACTTTCAAAGTCTTCACTACTTGTGCTGTCTCCACACATTAATCGGTGCTCTCCTAATTGCCATACATCACCAAGTTTTACTTTGCTTTCTTTTACTTCAGGTATTTCGTCATCTTCTATTAATACTTCTTTTACATCATCTTCATTTTCCCATACATCTAAACCAAAGTCATTAAGCTGTACACTATCCCATTCGTTTGCTAACATATCCCATTCCCAATCACCTGAACTAACATTATCTTTTATGATTATTTCATCACAGTATTCTGAGTAGGTTTTAGTTTCTCTTTCTTCTTCTATTGCAATCTTATTCATTTCATCACAATCAGCTTGAGTAAACATATCAGTCCATATTTCTTTTTTACCTAAATCTATTGATGCTTTTAATCTCATATTCCCACCAAGCACCATCATATCTTCATCAAGAATAACAGGTCTTAACTTCATATAATTTGGTAAAGTCTTAATACTATTTTTTAATGACTTAAACTTATCGTTCTTAATGATTCTAGGATTGTTAGGATTTCCCTTGACTTTGTAGATCTTAACTTGTTGTTTCATAATATATAATAGAAATTTATTGTTTTTATTTAATCAAAGGGTTCGTTTATTCCTCTTTCACCGCATAGCTTTTCTTTAGCTCCTGCCCATAGCTTATCACCTTTTTTACTTAGTGTTTCTTCAGTTCTTATAAGACTTGGCATTCCTTCTTTCGGTTTGCTTTTCATGTACTTGCCACACTTACAGAGGGCTTCTTTAGTCACCCATTCTTTATTTATTAAAACTATTGTTGTTTTTGAAAGCTCTTTAGTCTTTCCGCATTTACATTTAAACTTTGTCATAGAGTCTATCTAATTCGTTATGTAAAACATTAATTGCTTCTTGGATTAATTTAGCACTATAATCTTTTTGAGGTTCTAAAGATGCTAATTGTGTTATAACGTCAAGAGCTTTTCTAATCTCTGATTTCTTTTCTTCGTATATTGGTATTGGTGTCATAGTTCAAGTAGTTTTAATAGTAGTTGTTGGCTAGTATAGATCCTATCATCATTTGAATAGTTTTTGTAGATACAAGTAAATTCTTCATCTTCACCCTGCTTCCAAGTCCAAAGGCTTTTTACATTCTTTTTAATGTGAAACCTTAGAACTGATTTTATTGACCTGTAGCTTTTTTTATTCATTGTATTTATTATATAGTTTTTTTATTCCATCAAAACAAGTTGATATACAAGAACCACAATTAGTTCCTGTTCCATAGTTAGTATTATGTATTGTATTGTAAGTTTCAATCATCCGTTTTTTTACAGAAACATTTTTTGCCCTTCCTGTTTTTAAGTCATCCCAAATATCTAATACTTCTTCTATTAAATGTTGAGGTAGGTCTTCAGGAGTTTCAACCTCTGTAGTCTTATCCCAATACTTCTGTGGACAAGCCATAGGTGCAAGACGTGCCTTAATTTTCATGAAGCATAGACACCGCTTACAATTTCCTGTAGGCTTAAAATAATAAACACATTCCTTACAGATTGCAAGACGTTCTTCATATATTTCATCAGGCACAAAAAACTTATTCATTTAGTTTCTTTTTTTGATTGTCTTTACTAATGATATTATTGTCTAATAAATAAAATGAAACATCTTTCTTCCTTGCTATATCATCATTACAATCAATAGGTTTATCATATTTCATTTCAGATATTACCATTACACTTTTTAGGTTGTATTCTGTTATAAGGTTGTCGTGCCTTCCACCCCAACTAGCAGTTAAAACTAAATTAGCAGGTATATCATTTATCCTTCTTACCCAATAGTTTAAACTTTTAGTGTAAGCCCAAAATTCAATGTCTTTATTTTCATTACAATAATCAATCCATTTATCAAAATATTCCTGTGAATAAAAATCACCTGAAGAATGTATTCTTACCGACTTACAATTTTTAGGTATTGGTGGTAGGTTATCTTTGCTTTGCTCTAAATTACCCCACCTGCTCTTTCTTACAGCAGGGAAGCGCTCCGCACTTGCTGAATAACACTTATAGGCATTACTGTAATTATCCATTTTACCTGTAATTTTATCAACTTTCACTAAACATTCTTTAGCACTAGGGCAAGTCCAACCTGTTGGTAAGTTCCATTCATAAACAACCCCTGTATAATATTTTGTTTTTTTAGTAAATCCCATATCTATTCATTTAGTTTCTTTTTAAGTATTGTTCTTACTTTGTCTATTGTAGTAAAAAGACTGTTTCGACTTATTCTAGTCTTAGCAGCGAGTGAGTCCAAAGTTTCTCCGGAATAATAAAGCTCAAAGACCTTCTTATCATACCAAGTAAATTCTGAATCTTCTAATGCCTTGTCAATTTCTTCTAGCTTTGTCCATTGCCAATTATCTACTTTTTCATTCGGAATGTTTGCAATATTTTTATTATTAGCAAAGCTACGTGCCAAATCATCATTAGAGCTAGTAAAATTAGTAGCGAAGCAAGAGCTGTCAATATGTGTGTAATACTTTTCATATTTATAAAAAAAATTACTTCTTGGACTTGTTAAAGCCCGTCTTAAAGCGACTGCACCATATCTTGTAATACCATCAATT